ATATAAAATCTGTGGCAACTTTAAAGTTGACAACGCTTTATTTGCACCTTGGATTACCTTATTAATTGCGTTTACCACATTGCTTATTGCATTGCCAATACCATTTAGAATGCTGTTCACTATGCCTTTCATCGTTTGCATAGCAATTTCAAATGGTTTTGTGATTGCGTCTTTAACAGATTGGAATATATTGCCAATGTTCGCTACCATTTGTTTTATTGTATCTTGCACCGGCTTAACAAATTTTTCACTTATAAAAGTTGTAACTGCTGTGAATATTTTTTTAGCTGGTTCTATGAAATTTGTATTAATGTATTGGTACGCCGCAGTTGCAAAGCCTGATATAGCCGTTGCCGTTGGCTTAATAAAATTTTCAACAATATATTGCGTTAACGCTGCGTGAGCGTCCATGTAAGGCTTTATAAAATTATTGTATATCATTGTAAAAAATTGTTTATACAATTCGACAATTGCATTAATCGCTGCGCCAACCTGGTCCCTAAACGCATATATCGCAACGCCTGCTGCTATCAGCAATGCCACCCAACCTACAGGGCCCGTGAATACCCCGACCAAAATAGTTCCTAGCCCGCTTAATGCGCTGCCAATAGCAGCCACTACAGGGCCCAAAGCACCAAGTGATCCGGCAATTGTGGCAAATACGCCGCCGCCTGCAAACAGCCCGCCTAATACCGTAAAAATACCAATAATTGCATTTATAGCCGGTGCTAAAACGACAAAAGCCGCCGCTAATCCTGCTACGGCGCCAATTATGGTTTGCACTGGTTCTGGTAATTTGCTAAAAGCTGTGGCAGCAGCAGCAATGCCTTCAGCTAATTTTGTTATAGTTGGCAACAATGCAGTTATGGCTTGATTAAATGGCCCAGATATTGATGATGTTACCTTGTTAATAGAATCATTAAATTTATCTGCTGCTTCGGCCATATCTTTATCAATTGTTGCCGAATATCCATTTAATGCCTCTTTACCTTCATTCAACATAGGAATTATATTAGCGCCTGATTTGCCAAATATCTCCATTGCTAATGCTGTTTTTTCTACGCCATCTGGCATCTTAGAAAACTTATCAGCTAAATCCAATATGATGGCATCAACGCCACGAATCTTGCCTTGCGCATCAGTTGAACTAACTCCAATAGATTTTAATGCTTCATTTGTTTTTGATGCCGGGTCAACTATGCCTTTAGCTAGCTTACCCATTGATTTTGCTACTTCTTCTAAACTGCTGCCACTATCATTAGCAGCCTTGCCAAATTTATCCAGCGTTTCAACCCCAACACCAGTGCGCTGGCTTAAATCATTTAAATTATCTGCTGCATCAATTGACCGCTTACCTAAGGCGCCAAGGCCCGCTAACCCAATCGCAGGCACCAATCCACCTAATGAGCTAGTTAAACCACCTGCGGCGCCTTTAACTCGATTGAATGTGCCCTGCAAACCACCTGCCTGCTTATCAACACGGTCTAAACTTTTTTCTAGCCCATTAATGGATGCAATGCCATCGACACTAGCTTGGATTTTTACAGCAGCATTCATATCAAGCGCCATGATCAGCCCTCCTTTTTGTGAATAGCTGCCAAAATTTCGCCTTCAATGATTTGCATATCAGCAAGCACAGCGGCTGGGTTGGCTATCTTATACAGTCTAAACACCCACGCCACTGCTGTGTAATCTAACCCTACCGGTCCATTTGGACCCATTCGCCATTGGGTTTGACATGCAAGGAATGCCTGCATTGCTGGCCATGCCTCAGGTTCAATCTCAAAATACTCTGGTTCAGGCGTATGGTCAAGTTGGACACCTAATACCGCAGCATCATCAAGCGTTTTATCAATCACGCCGCCCTTAATCCAATGCTGGGCAGCGCCTATTAGTTTTTTGCTTTACTTCCAGTCAAACTATCAAAATAAGCCACAATAATAGCTGCTGCTACTGTTGGGATATCAAGCAATTGTTCTTTTAATTCTTCAGAAAATAAAATTTCATCGCCATCGCCATCTACTACACCAGACCATCCAACCAATAATTCATTGGCAATTGACTGGTCACTGATGCCACCTTCTAACGGTTCATTGCGTTCTGCTGCTTTAATACGTGTTTGCACATCAACTTGAATTTCATTAATGCGTGCTTGTGGCAACCGTTTAAATTGAGCATCAAAGGTTTGCTTTTCAAACTTGCCGCCATCAGCCGGTAACTTAACGCTAACCGGCCAGCTATAGCTGCTGGATTGCTTTAATACAAATGCCATTGAATGGTTTAAGCAAAGGTTAGTGAAACTTCGTCATTGCCTGCGCTAGTAGGAATAGCGGCAAATGGCAAGCTTAGCATTTGGATGCCATCGCTATCTTCGTATGAAGGGTTGCCAATGTCAACCTTTGGCGCCAATAGCGTAACGCGGTTGCCAGCAGTTGTACCATGCAACATGGTTAAAATGCCGGTGGTATCATCGTTGGCAATAGTAAAGAAATCTTTTTGCGCAATTGTCGGCGCTTCAATCATGCAAGTGCCTTCAACAGCACGGTTAGTAATAATTACTGATTTATCGCAACCAACCAGTTCCCGATAAACGGTTTCATTCGCCATATCAAGTTCAAGCGACATCAAGCAACCGCTGTAACCCAAGATTGAAAACGCGGTAGTGCTACCAGCTTTAAAGATTAAAGGCGTTGCTTGGTTGGTATATGTAGTGGCTGGTGCGGCTGTATCAGTAGGAGCATTGTAAATGCCAAGCATTGTAAATTCAATGGTTGGTATCTCGCCTACTTCAGCATTTAATACAAATGTACCGCGTGCGCCTGTGATAACATGCAACACGCCATCATTATTAAAGTAAATTGATGCACTATCAAAGCTTGCGCTAACTGGCTTGTAACCTACGTTAGCTGCAATGCTATAAGTGCTAGAAGCACCTGGCGTAAATGTTGCGGTTGATTTTTGCACCGTTGCAACTTTAGTGCTACCTACATAATCAGTAATTACGCCAACACCACCGCTACCAGTGCCGCCTGTAATCGTAATAATCATGCCATTATAAATATCATCTGTTGCGCTAGCAGCAGCCGCAAGCGTAATGCTGCCAGCAGAGCCCGCCTGGGCGGTGCCGGTAATAGCAGCAGCAGTTGTGGTTTCAGCCATTCCGCACGCCTTCAGCAGGCTGCTAAAACGTGGTGCTGTAGCAGCAGTACCAGAACCTGCTAACTCAACTTGGAATGTAATGCTAACGCGGGTGTTAGCTAGCAACTGGTCGCTATTGCCAAGATAAGGGCGAATCAAATCACGGCTAACAACATCAGCCTCAATTGGTGTAATTTCTAACTCCTTAACCAGTATGGCGTCAGTTCCGGCGGGGCTTGAATCCGTCCCGTAGGTTGCTTCCGTCTTCGCCAGAATCAGGCGTTTGCGAGTTAGTAGGACCATTGTTCAGTTCCTCGGTGTTGGGCTTGCGGGTGCCGGTGATGGGGTCTAGGACGTAAGAACCGCCTACACCTTGGTATTCATCAATCATTCTAGCAAGCGCTAAGTGGATAAGTCGGCAACGCTTGTGCGATACCTAATCAGATAATCGCATGAAATAACGCCAGCCGGTTGGTCAGCTTCTTGCATGTCAAAATCGACAGCAATTGGCTGAATATCTATAGCATAACCCCCAAGCGTCAAATCAGCCATAATTTTGGCATGTAAGCTTTCAACAATTGGATCTGCTACTTGGTCTGGTATCGCGCCACGTACAATTACCGCCACACGTACAGTTAAACTCCAATCCAATGTCGGCAATGCCGTATTCTGTTGCGCGGTATCACTAAGCGGTTCAACCACAATTGCAGGTGATTCGCCGCGTGTAATAGGTTCTACCCTACTGCGATAAATCCTAGTGCTAACGCCTGTGGTGCCTGTCAGTGCTGTACGTACAGCAGCAATAATTGTTTCCCGTTTGGTTGCCATGATTATGCAGATGCAACTTGCACTATGGTACAGATAACACCGGGAATGCTTGGATGCACAAACGGGCTGGTTTGCGCTGCCTCAGCATGGATATAAGCAGCAGCATTGCTAGTAGCCCAAATTAACTCAAGATAGTCAGCAGCATCTAGCTTTAACACAAAATTAACCGTACCAATTACATTGCCATCAACTCCGCCATGTCTGGGCGTAATACTGAATCTGCTATCAGATGCAACTACATTAATACCATTTCTGCGTAACCATACATTTATATCATGTATTGAAGTATCGCTATTCGTAAATTGTATTGAAAATGTAATGCTATAAAC